TAGTACTCGCGGGTTGTTCACTCTCGGGGAGTGGGGCAGCTGCTCCACTCCCTTATTTGTTTGGAGGCATGCATGACACGTACCGAGGCATTGCTCGAGGTCGCGCGCAACTGCGCATCAGACCAATACCCTGAGCTCGACAGCAGCGACCTTGCGGCGCTCGTGGACAAGTGGCAGGGCTACACAGTGTGGACCGCAAGCACCGCCTATGTGGTCGGCGACAAGGTCATCCCGACTGTATCCAATGGGCGACTCTATCTCTGCATCATCGCCGGCACGTCCGACACCATTGAACCCGGTTGGCCTGATTATGTCTCGATGCCATACTACGCAGTCGGCGATGGTCAAGATCTCGAATGGCAAGACATCGGGCCCGCTCCTGTGCAGTACGACGTCATGTCCGCCAGCCGTGAGGGATGGCTACTCAAAGCATCGAGGGCGGCAGGGCTAGTCAACGTTACTGATGGCGCAGTATCGGCATCGATGGGCTCACTCCAGGACAAGTGCATCCGACAAGCCGCGCGATTCCTGTCGATGAGGATTTTGTAGTGATACCGCAAGGGCTCCTCAACAACCTGCGCTCAGGCCTGTCGCAGTACGTCGGCTCCGAGTATGTGGACGTGTACCGATGGACACCTGACAATGACGGCATCGGCGGAGTTGTCACCGTGTGGCGCAAGGTTGCAAGCATCAAGGCAACGCTCCGCGCTGGCGTGGATACCGAGCTCGTGACAGCTGACGCAATGCAACCGGAGGGGGCGTGGGTGATGACATGCGCGTATGGCGTCGACATCGAGATCGAGGACCGCGTGTATCGCAATGAGCAAACGCCATGGTCGGCGGGTGAGTACTGGGAGGTCGCAGGCGAGGACCAGGGACACAGTGACGCGGTGACACTGACTATTAACTTGCGTCATCATGTCAATGGATAATCAACGCGTTAGCCGAGGGTAACCATGGACATACGGGGTCATAATGCAGGCATGGACAGCAATCAATCCATCAACATCCAGCAGCTCATTGCGGGCTTCGTCGGAGCGGTCATCATGGTGCTGAGGTCACCCGCTGAGCGGTCAATCGGGACAAACATCGCGAGTGTAATAGCAGGCACAGCCAGTGCAACGTACTTGACACCGCTCCTCGGGAAAATGCTCAACCAGAATGATCCGAACTACCTGCTAGGGTTTGCATTCCTGCTGGGCGTGCTTGGTTTACGCGGAATTGAACTTATAGCAGACTGGGCCGGACTCAACGGCAAACCAGGCACAAGCGGTAAAAAGATTATTGATGGAGTAACAAAGTGAACAGCATATCCATATCTAGACTTGTAGTTGTCGTCCTGATCGCATTCGCCGCGTCCTTCAGTACTGTCTTCGGCGATGGCATCCGAACATCAGAAGCAGACACGCTCGCAGAGCTTGGAGCAGTGATGGCACTGTACGGTAGCAAGGCAGTAGCGGCTGGTGTCTCTGCTGCGATGAGTGCTGCGCTCGGATTCTTGACGATGCCTTTCAAGGGTGTGCAGGCGAATAGCCTGAAGGTGGGCAAATGAACCTCCAGAACTTCCGCATTGAAAAGGAACCTGCGCCTTCTACAGACTGGCGTGTCTTTGGTGACATCGAGGATGACAACGGTACTCTTGTTGGTACGTTTGGACAGGATGGAACGAGTGTCAATATCTGGTGGGTCACTCAGGATGAGCAGTTCCAATATGGGATTGTTCAACAGTTTGCGGTGATTATGGCACAACAGATTGTGGCAGGGACAGCTGAATAATGGCTACTTATTATGTAAGACCAGACGGTAATGATACAAATACTGGTCTGGGTTCAACAACCGGGCTTGCATGGAAAACCATACAAAAAGCATTAGGAGCCACAGGCATTGGTTCAGGTGATACGGTCTATATTGCACCTGGGACATACGTAGAACAGGTAACAGTCGGTGGTACATATTCTGTTGCAACCAGCATCATTGGTGACCCATTATGTACACAGTTTGCAGGTGTCACTTCCGCTCCTGTGCGCCTGAGTGCATTCACTTCTGATTCAAATGCCCCAACATTTACATCGAATCAGTTAGTGGCAACTAGTAAAACTTACCTACAATTTAGCAATATATTGTTTGATTTAGGTAACTCAACAACTGGTAATGCAATCAGTCTCACAAACTGTCGTTACTGGTTATTTGAAAAGTGTGCTTTCATTTCTAATACGTTGGCAAATAACAATGCGACATCACTTTATGTGGCAGGGACTGGCACTACCGCTTTTGATTTCACAATAAACAGATGTATTTTTGCTGGTAATGCATATCCAATTTATTGGACAAAAACCGGATCTGTTACGGATACAACTAAAGTAAGCAATTGCTTATTGACGATGGGTGCCATCATCAACTATCACACACAGGTCTTGTACATAAATAACACATTCAACAGAAGTGGTATTTTTACAGGTGGTAATGCATCTGCAAGTTTTCCAGTAGGTGTCTACAATAATCTGTTTACAAACACTCCTACAGGCACAGTGTTAAATACCAGTGTCAGTGGATCTATAGTTGAAAACTACAATAGGTTCATTGCGTGTGCTACACCACGAGCAAATGTATCAGTAGGTGCAAACTCTAGTGAAGTTGGTATTTTAGGAGTTAGTCACGGGTACGAACTGCTCGTTGGATTACCAGCTGTACAGTTTTTCGGAAGCCTATCAAACACTCCAAATGCAAACTTTGGAACTACCACTAACGCCAGTGTTTCCGATATGTTTGGTGTTACGTGGACTGGAACAAATCCTGACTCTGGTTCTGTGACATATAGAAATATTGGAGCGGTAGGACAATATGTTCCAACCGAGCGCAACGCATCCACCATCACAATCGCTCCCGGCTCAACATCACAAAGCATCGAACTGTACCTTGGTGCAACAGGTCTCACAGCCTCTACATCTGGTCTCTCAGCTCGCTACAACCGGACACGCACAGCATCTGTCAGCATCCCGCTGGTAGCCCGTACAATCGCTCAGGCGTGGACTTCTGGCGGCTTTGCCGAGGTAGACGCAACCAATATGCCGGGGATTTATCGCCTCGACCTGCCTGATGCTGCACTGGCTGCTGGTGCTGACGACGTTACTGTTGTTGTCAGAGGTGCATCTGGTACTAACGGTGCGGTGATGACGGTGAAGCTGTCATCTGGTGGCTTGACATCTGCACAGACTGCCTCGGCTGTCTGGGATGCAAGCCCTGCAGGCTACAACGACGCTACGACATTCGGTGGGGTTGTCAATCAGATTGATGCGACGGTTACGGGCACAAGCGTGATGGTACAAGACATACCATCCAATGTCTGGCAAGAGCAGACAGGCGACCACACGACGCACGGGACATATGGTCACAACGTCTTGCGTGCTGATCAGGCGAGCAAGCAGGGCAATGTCACTCTGCATTCGAGCGGTGGCATAAACCGTGTTGATGCTGACGTGCACGCCATCGCAAATGACAATGATGCAGCGGTTGAGCTCAAGGGCGCACTCCTGCACAACGGCACGGACTACATCAGCGCAGATCTGCTGTCTCCAATCACGAGCGCGCAGACGGTCCGCATCGGTCCTTTCGCGGTGCGTACGGATGCAGGCGGTGCTGATGGCGCGCTGGATCTCAATCAGTCCACCGCTGGCGCTGTCGTTGTGCAGCTCACCGACGCGCAAGGGACGGGTATCGATCAAACATCCGCGACTGTCCAGGCTAAGGTGTATAACGTCGCAGGCGGGCTGGTAGCAACCTACACCTGTACGCCGGCGTATGCTGTCAATGGCTTTGTGTCCATCCCGATGACAACCGCGGTTACTGGCACGGCTGGGTCATACATCATCAATCTCTGGAGCACCGTCGGCTCGACGGTCATCATCTACGGCCCGCTACAGCTGCGGGTGAGGGCTATCTAATGACACCGATTATCAGGCTGATTGAGGACCCGGATACATCGACACATCACGGCTCATGGGTCGGCGCATTTTACCCGTACAGTCTGGCACTAGTGGATGCCCAGTGGAGTCCGGTCGACATCACGACAGGCACACTGTCGGTGACGTTTTCGGATGACACCACCGGGCTACCGTACACGTTTCCGACGGGTACGGCGGTGCTGGTTAAGAAGTGGCCGGAGGAGGGGCTCATCGAGCTCACACTCCCGTCAGCATGGCCGACCGCCGCAATGGTTCGCGTGACAGTCGCGCTGACCGATGGCGCCATCGTCCGGAGGTTTGGTCCGCTGATTGTCGCGGTGTCGGCACCATGAGTGACTACAAAATAACGCTCAAGATTGACATGTCGGGGCTCAACCGCAAGTCGGATGCACTCGACCGACTGTCGCGTGTGGTCCGCGATTGTGCCTGGCGCGCGACGAGTTACGCGAGGCTGTCATTGACTGGCATCAAGAGTGGGCGAGCATACCTCATATCGGACAAGCCGGGGAGTCCGCCTCGCATCCACATTGCATCCGCACCAGGCGAAGCGCCGGCAACACTCACGGGCGCACTCCGCAACAGTATCAAGCCACGCGAGGGTACAAGTAAGTGGGAGTCGCGGGTGGCTGTTGAAAAGGAGTATGGGCAGATTCTCGAGCGGAAAAAGAATCGCCCATTCCTGATTCCTGCTGGGCAGGAAGCGTTCAAGTTCCTCGTGGCAGCGGCAAGGAGTATCGCCGATGGCAGCTGATGTTTTGCAGGTTGACGAGTGGATTACCGAGACGCTCCGCGCGGATGCGACGCTCCAAGATCTACTCGCCATCGATGGCAGGGCGCCCGGGTATCAGCTCGGCGTGTACTGCAACATGGCGCCCGAGAAGGACGTCGCCAGCCGTAAGCCGGTGATGGTGCCTTTCGTCATCGTCAAACGCGACAGCGGGTCCACGCAGGAGCAGGTATCCATCGGTGGGGCGCGATGCATCGTCCGCCACATCGTGTCGGTTGTCGTGTGGGACATCCACACCGGGACCGTGACTTTCTCCCGCACCAAGGCAGTCGCGGACCGCGTGGACGCACTCCTGCATAATGTCTCGTTCAGCGTGGCGGATGGCCAGGGATGGAGTATGCGCATGGCATCGGACACCATAATCGACCCGCAACCTGACGGGCGCATCAACTGTGGCATCCTGCAGGCGTACAATGTCACAATATCGGAGTAAGGGGACCTAAATAATGGCCAAACTAATCGCTAAAAACTGCACCGTAAAGTACTCAATCGGCACCGCCATTGTGGATGGTACCGCCGCAACTCTCGCAACTGCTGTCACTCCGGCAACGGAAATGCGCGCGTTCGCGAAGTCGGTGACGCAATCGGTCACGGTGAACAGCATCAACCTGACTGCACTCGGCGACGTGTTCGAGCAGAAAATGCCGACGACCTACGCGGGGTCTATCACACTCGAGCTGTACGTGGATGGCGTTCGCGTCACCAACTCCTCGATGATTGGCTATCCAATGAAAGTCACAGTGGATGTTGACGGCGTGGGTGCTGCAACCTCTGAGACATGGGTCGGCATGATTGCCGATTGTGGATGGGGCACGCAGTCCGAGACCGAGCAGACCGAGAGCATCACCATCAACCTCGGCGTGGCTGGCCAGACGACCTGGAGTAGCTAGTGGCGTTATCTGACCTCAAGCGCGGAATAAAACCAGACCGCAAGCCTAACCTCGTGGTCGACTTATCTGCATTTATGCCAGACAAGTCGGCCGCAGAAATCACATTTCGCGAGCCGACTGGTGCAGACCTATTCAAGGCATTGCAGGTTCCATCGGTAAAAGAAAAGACAAAGTATCCTGATTACGATGATGAGCAACTTAAGACCATACGCTTGATGGCGTTGTGCTTTGTTCCGTCGGATGCTGACCAAGGCAAGTACAACGTTTTCGAGACGCTTGCTGATCTGGTCAATGACAATGCACTTATGTACTTGTACATCCATGGGACATTCATGAGCACCTATCAGCTCGATGTGTCATATCTGGCGGAGCAGGTCCCAAACGTCTAGGGGCGATGGAGCAGATGGTCTTGGAGGCATCCGTGACCTGGCTACATCGCCATCCGTCCGAAGTTGACCTGACACTGACGGAGCTCAGCGAGGTGTATTACATTGGTGAGCACTGGAAAAAGGTCATACATGATGTTGCCGAAGCACTGATTCGGACCATCGCTAGGAGTGGTATCTAATGGCACTTGGGCTTTTTGAAATCATCTTTAAGGCGTCTGGTGCCAACAAGATCCAACAAGATATACGCGACATCAAGTCAAGTGCAGATGATGCGGTGCCTGCCGTCGAGCAACTGTCCGGCACAATGGCTAAACTTGGCAAGGCTGGTATGGCGCTTGGTGCGCTTGGCGGCATCTTTGCATTTGGCAAATCTGCGGTGCAAGCAGCTGCAGATGCTGAGAGTCTAAATACCAGGCTTGAGGTTATTACAGGGTCAGCATCCGAAGCCGCCGCCATCATGGCAAAAGTACAGGAGGTTGCAGGCCCGTCCCCATTTACGACTAAGCAGCTCGCAAACGCGGCGGTCGGTTTGCAGGCAATGGGTGTAAATGCTCAGCGTGCATTGCCTAAGTTGGCTGACATCGGTGCGGCATTTGGTGCCGACGAAGAGCACCTCCGGTCGCTCGTCAATATGATGGGCAAACTCAATCAAGGCATGATGCCTGACACCGAAACCCTTGCGATGTTCGGTTTGAAAAAGTTTGATTTTGTCGAACAGGGCATCACGTTTGACAAGAACGGTGCATTGCTGTCGAGTGCTAACGACACTATTGAGGCGCTATATCGCATCATCGCCAAAAAATATCCAGAGATGACAAAGCGCATGGCGACTGACATGAACTCGCAAATGGCAAGTGTCGTCGATGCGTTTGAGAATGTCCAGAAAAAGATAGGCAAAATCATTGGCACAGGCATGTCGTTTGTTACCCCAGCGGTCATTGCTGGGTTTGACAAGATCAGGGACTTTTTCGAATCCGCGAGTACAAACGGAAGTACTGCACAAACTGTACTGACAGCCATCGGTGCATCTTTGGCGGCGATAACAGCAGTCCAAATTGTCGACGGCATCATCATGCTGGCAAAGGTTATCCGTGGACTTGCCGGGTCGCTGAAGCTCGTTGCCATCGGTGAGGCACTTGTGCAATCCATGACGGGGCCGGCTGGTATCGCAAAAGTGATTGCCGGTGTCGTTGCAACTGGAGCAGCGGCATGGGGCATGAATGCAATTTTCAATAAGATGGAGGAGGAAGAAGCGGCGAAGAAGACTGCTGCACTGAAGCCTCCAACAACGACAGATGTAGGGTCAATCACTGGTGCCGCGGCAAGCGCAGGGAGCGGGCACGGTGGATTGATTGGTACCATGGCTCGCGTTGGCATCGGCATGTCCAAGGTTGGTGAGTTCCGCGAGGAATGGGGCAAAACCGTTGCCGAGTCCCTGGACAAAATCGCAAAGAACACAGGCACGACAAACGACCTGCTTGACCT